ACAACCAAATAATGATATTACTGAATTTTCAGTAAACATGAGAATGTACGATGATAAACGAAATGAATTGTTAACCATACAGAATGATATTCAACTTGGTCAACATGACATTCGTATTATATCAGGTTCAACTTTGCCTAGCAACAAGGTATCCGAATACAATATGTATCTTGATGCGTATAAACTTGGACTGGTAGATGATGTCGAGGTTTTAAAGAAAACTGAAATCTTTGACAAAGAAGGTGTCCTTCAGAGAAAAGGGCGTATGGCACAAATGCAACAGTATATTACACAGCTTGAAAATCAAGTGAAGAAACTAAGCGGTGACTTACAAACATCTGAACGTGAGCAGGTTTCTGCTAGAAAACGAACAGAAGTTGAGAAGTTTAAATCTAATTTAAGTGAGATTACTTCTTCCGCTAAAGTTAAAGAAAAAGAAAAGGTAATGCAACTAGGAAACATTATTGACCAAATGCAATCTTCTATGGAGGAAGAAAAAAATAACGAGCCTGGTTCAGAGTCTTAGGACTAAATCAGGGTTAGGAGAAAAAAAATATGGCACAAGAACAAGAACAACAACAGGTTGAACAGCAAGACCCAATTGTTGAATCTACAGTGGAACAAGAAGTTTCATTTCAAGAGGAGACCTTAGAAGAAGGTGTGGAAGCATCTGAATCTATAGACTGGGAAACAGAAGCTAAAAAGTTTCAATCAATGTATGACAAAAAGGTTGCAGAGCACGAAAACTTAAAGCAAGACAGTAGTGATTTGATGCAGTTAAGACAAGTCTTATCTGAAAAACCAGAATTAGTCAACGTCATTGAGAAAAGTCTTTCTGGAGAATCAGTTGAGGACAAAGGTATGGAGGGAAGTACAACCCCAGATAACTTTGACCCTTGGGACGCCTACTACAAGCCAGAATCTGAGTCTTACAAATTTAGAGTAAGTCAAGAGAAAAAGCTTGTACATGAAACAGTAGATAACGAACTAGCTAAACTACAAGGTCAGATGGCGATGAATAACCTAAAAACAGAATTGGTAAGTAAGCACAATTTAGGTGCAGATGACGCAGAAAAGTTTTTACAATTTGCTACAACACCAAAAGCCAACCTTCCTATTGAAACACTTATTAAAGTGTGGAAAGAAAATGAGGGCAAGAGTGTACAACAAAGTGAAAACTTGGAAACAGTCAGAAAAACAAAATCAATTCCTAAACCAGCTGGTGTACTTCAAGGTGGTCAACAACCACAAAAATCTGAAGCAGACCAAGTATGGGATAGAGTTATGAGCGCTGGAAGAATAGGTAAGATAGCTAAAACTAACTAGGAGTTAAAATGGCTTTTAACAAAGGACAACTAAAGTCATCACAAATTACAGCAGCTTCAACAAGCGCTGGATACGGACAGGCTCCAGACCAAAGAAAGCTGTATGATTTCTCTGATAGAGTTGCAGAACTTATGCCAGAGGAGTCACCTTTTTTCGTCTATCTAAGTCAAGTTGCTAAAGTAGCTACTGACGATAATATTTTCAGATATCTTGAAAATAGAACTGTCACAAACTACACAGCACGTAACTTTAGCTTAGCAGCCGACGTAAACGGCGGCAGTGGCGTAACTGCAGGAAATCTTTATGATTTTACTGTAGATGACGGCGCTGGTGCTGCACCAGGGTTTATTACCAAAGGAATGGTAATAGCTGTAAAAACTGTGGATGACGCAAACGGTTATGGACAAGCATTAGTTAGAGTTGAGTCTGCACCAAACGTTCAATCAGCAAACTCTACCTTCTCAGGTAGAATTGTTGAACTATCAAATTCTAGCATTAGTGGCTACAATGTTTTATCAAGCGGTGATGAAGCACAAATTGTAGGTACTTCTTTTGAAGAAGGAACAGGTTCACCTGATACTTTCTCAGATACACTAGAAGATGATTTTGGTTATACTCAAATCTTTAAAACAGCTTGTGAATTAACAAACACAGCAATAGCTACAAGATACCGTGGCTATTCAAATGAGTTCGAAAGAATTTGGGCTCAAAAATTACGTGAACACAAAGTAGACATCGAAAGAGCTATGCTTTTCGGTCAAAAAGCTCGTGTTAACGGAGTACAATATACTGAAGGTCTTGTTGGACACATTGTAAAAAATGTTGCTCCAGTAACTGACAACTCAGCATTTTCATATTCATCAGGTGCGCCTTATTACAGAAGTGTAACTCAGGCTGAATTAACCTATGATAGATTACTTGCTGACTTAGAGGTTATTTTTGACCCAGCAAGAGGCGGTTCAAGTGAAAGACTTGTACTAGCTTCATTGCCAGTAATTACATTCTTCAACAAAATGGGCGACGGTGCTTTCATTGATGCTTCTGTAGGTCAATCTTCATCTCCATTCAGAGTAAATATGAACAACGTACAAGGTTCCTTTGGACACAATCTAATGGAAATTAACACTGTACACGGTTCTATGTACTTAGTGAAAGAACCTCTATTTAGAGGAATTGCTAGCGGCTTCATGCTTATGGCTGATATGTCTAAATTGGCATACAGACCATTAGTTGGAAACGGTATTAATCGTGACACTCAAATTATGACAAACGTACAAAATGCGGATGAAGATTTGAGAAAAGACATGATTCTTACTGAAGCTGGTCTAGAAGTTACACTTCCAGAATGTCACGCTCTATATAACGTGGAGGGATTATAAAATGGCAAGAGGTAGTATACTAGAAAAAAATAGTGGTAATGGTGGATATTTATTACCAGTAGAAAAGATTTCTGCAGCTAAGACTTTAGATGCAGTTTCTGATAGCGGCAAGATTTTTGTTGTTGCTAATGCTGGTAGTGCATATTCCATTACACTTCCTACAACTTTAGAAGTTGGTACTCAGTACAAACTTATCTTCGAAGACTCACCAAATGCAGCAGTCACTATCGCAGCTGGCTCAGCAATTATTTTTGGTAAAGTTGTCGAAGGAGAAGTTGACACATCAGACGATGCACCAGGTTCAGCTGGCGCAACAGGAGTTTCAAATGTAATTTTTGGAACAACTGCTGATGAAGGTGACCATCTTGACATCGTATGCGATGGTACAAAATGGTATGTCAACGGTATGACAGCTGTAGATGGAGCGGTAACCACATCATAATATAGTTATTAGGTACTATGGAGTGGGCAGGTCCCACTCCGAAACCTATAAAAAATTTTAAATAATAGGAGATAAAATGGCAGATTATAACGTAGTAACTAAAATTATTATTGGGAATTTAAGCCCTGATGCAGATTCTGTGTCTGGTTCTTTAGCTAAAGAAATTACAGACTATATTGAAACACTAGATGATTCTACTGGAGCAATTATAGATATACAAGCTGTAGAGCTTGACAGAGGTAGAATTGCATATATTATAGTTCACAAAGGATAATGGCTAACTGTCAACATTGTAGTGAGCCTAATCCAGAAGGATACTTTAATTGTCCTTCATGTGGGCTCAGAGCAGCTCCTAGTAAATGGAATACTAATTTTGTTATCAGAGAGGGAAACCCTATGGCAACAGCAATTAGAAAAGACTTGATTGATATAAACCATATGTCTATGGACGATGGTATTAAAAAAATGCAAGAAAGTAAAAAGAATGCAAAGCCCACACCAAGTGGGAAAGGTATAAGGGTAATGTAATGCCAATGGTAGGAAAAAAGAAGTTTTCATATACAAAAGCTGGGAAGAAAAAAGCAAAAGCTTATGCTAAAAGAAGTAGAAAGGCGAGAAGAGGATAATGCAAAGAAGAGGTTTTGGAACTCAACAAGTTAGACATACTAATGGTAAAAAAAAGACAAGACAAGGTCAAAGCAATAATACTAAGTATGGTAATAAATTAAGTAGTAAGCATTATATAAAAAGAAGTAGAGGACAAGGATAATGGCTGATTTTAAAACAAGAATAGATGATTTGACAGGCTTTGGTAGCACTGATGATGTTGCTATAGTAGACTGGCTTACTGCTGGTGCTAGAGAAATCATTGATGTTTTACCAATGTCTAAACTAGATAGAATGTCTGAAATACAAGAATTTACAAATTATCAAGGCGTAGAAGATAGTAAGATATTACATGTATTAAGAAAAGATGAAAATAATAACGATTATTTAATGCCTTGTAGAGAAATACACGCTAGTCAAGCAGGTAGAGCCGCAGATGTTAGTGGAGCATATATGGAATTTGCTACAAGTTCTGACCCAGTATATTATTTGGAAAACAAAAGAGTTTATACATTGCCAGCAAGTGCATCTTCAGACGATAGTAAATTAGTAAAAATTAATGAAGATTTTACCATAGCAGCTACAGATACGACTATAGATAACTTTCCAAAAGAGGCTACAAATGCTGTAGTGTTATATGCTTCAAGAAATGCGTTAATGAGATTGATGAACGCTAAACATGGTAATGCAGATATAACTACTGCTTTAACTGCTATAAATACTGAAATGGATGAAACTCAAGCAATAGCTGATTT